TATGTAGCTATTTGTCTATGTCAATTACTTTAAGTACCCCTCACTTACTTCCTTAGACCTTAGTCTTATAGCACTTGCAAGTTGCTCACGAAGACTCATACCTTGCTGTGATTGTCCTGGCCCTAGACCTTCATACTTCACAATACTTTCACAATTCTCATAGCTCTCATGTAAGTCAGCTAGAAGTTTTGCATTGTCTTCTCTTAGCTCTGAGAGAGATTCCCTTAACTCTGAGATAGTACTTTGTAATTGTGACACATAATTTGCTGCATCTGAAGGGCTACTGACAAACTGTTTAGTCTCTATAAGCTTGGTAAAGATACCCCACAGCTTAGTGCATCGTGCTGTGTGGAGTACCTTTGCCCCAAGTACAGCGTTAGCTACAGTGTCTGCATCTGCATCCGTTTCATATAGGTAGCCATAGAGGACATCTAAATCATCATCTAGGCCCCATACAGTCAGGATAGCTTGCTCTAAGTCAAACCTATCTAGCCCTGTATGTGTGTCACTCTTCCTCATCGTCTGAGCTTTCGAGATATGTTGGTGGGTCAAAACTTCTTTCATAGTAGTCAAGTCTTTCAATCTCGATGTCAAAGTTTCCTGCAACGCTAAAGTGTTCGATAACTCTTTTGAGTGCCTTAAGGTATTTTCTATTGTACTCAAGGTCTTCTTGCTGATAGGGTTTAAGTTTTTCACCTGCTTCTTCCTTCATTTCAGCATTTTCAACCATCTCTTCCGTTGTGAAATAGCTTTCAACTAATCCAGCACGAATAATTTTATCTACCGTTTCATCATCTATTTTAACATAAGTCATAGTTTTTTCCTATTAAGTTAAAAGGGTGCAAGTTCAATATCGTCTAATTGCTTCTTGCGCTGCTGCTTCTTGTGATACTTTGCTACTAGCTTTCTCTGTTCCGCAGTCTTGAAAGGCCATAGCCATTCCTGCATCGTAAGACCACTTGGATGTTTCCCAAGGTTCTTTGTCATTAAAATCTCTGGTATCTCTGAATCCATTACTCGCTGTACTCGCTGTACTCGCTCCACTCGTTCCATGTGATTCCTCCAGTAGTTTAATAATCTCTTTAATCCTTAACTCTGCATCCCACAAGCCAAACTCCACTGCATCTATATCATCAGTGGCATTATACTTATTATTATATTCACAATGCTCATGGAAATAATATGTACCTAATGCTACTAGGTTAGCATAGATCCTCTCAAGTTGATTAATAATATCATCTTTATTCATTGTACAGGAACCCTCACTAGCTTAAGTTTATTTATAGGCACTTGATAGAACATCTCACCTGCATGTACATACTTATTAGGAACTTCCACTAAGGGGGAAGTAATAAGTGTATCACCCTCACAGAGAAATGCATAGGTCTGTTCGTTGTTAAATACCATGAAAGTACACGGAAGATCAAGTCCGGCAAACTTGTGCTTCCTTTCAGGTATTTGTAAGGTATCGTACTGAAAAGCCTCTCCTGACCATACCCTTTTAATCTCAACTTCACTATAGAATCGTTCACTGTCTGTGATCACTATTAAGTCAGGGCCATACTTGTCATAGTTAGGTGCTGCAATGTAGCCCAGAGCACTCCAGTACCGTATGCCAGCTAGTCTAGCAGGTGAATCATTCTCTGTGAATAGGTCTTTATCAAATCTCTTCTTTTTACTCATCGTTGCTACTCCTACCCATGGCAGCTAAGGCACTCTTCAGCATCTTGCAGTGCATTCCTTTCTATTTTTAAACCGATCTTATCCGCTTGTACACCTGCACTTGTACGTAGGTAGTACAAACCTTTAAGCTTAGACCTCCAGGCTTTAATGTGTACTGCATTGACATAAGACTTAGGACTACCTGCAGGGAAGAATAAGTTCAATGACTGCCCTTGGCATATATACTTCTGTCTATCTGTAGCATGTTCAATAACCCACTGCTGATCCAGTTCAAATGCAGTCTTAAAGATATCTTTAGTGTCTCTGTCTAAGAAGGCTAAGTGTTGTACTGAACCTTCATTCATGATGATCGATTGCCATACCTCCTGCGTATCCTTGCCCATGGTATGTAGGATCTTTTGTAGGTAGACGTTCTTAACCAGATGCGATCCTGCACGTGTTCGATGCACATATGCGTTAGACTTAATAGGCTCAATGGAAGCAGAGCAACCACAAATAATACTACTATTAGCATTTGGAGCAACAGCAATAAGGTGTGCATTGCGAGTGCCTGTACCAATGAGATCATTAGGTTCACCTCTTGTAATTGCCATAGCCTTTGTAGCTTTTATTGCTTGCTCTTGAATGTGTTTGAACATTCTTACGTTTGCAATCTTAGCTGATAGCCCTTCAAATGGAATACCCTTGCTTTGTAGATAGCCATGGAAACCCATAGCACCTAAACCTAAGGATCTCTCTGCCTCTGCACTACGGATAGCTTTATGTATCTCACGTGGGGCATTATCAATGAATGCCTGCAATACATTGTCTAAGAATACAATCAAGTCGTAGACCATGTTAGTGCCTGACCACTCATCAAACTTCTCTAAGTTCACAGAAGATAGGCAACATACTGCAGTACGATCTTCACTTGTAGCTAAATGAATCTCGTTACATAGATTACTGCCGTGTACTTTTAATCCTAATGCCTTCTGTTGTGGGTTCAGTTGCCTGTTAGCCTCGTCAATAAAGTTAATGTAAGGACTACCTGTACGGAACCTAGCTTCTAGAATGCGTTGCCATAGGTCTCTAGCCTTCATAGTGGCACGTACTTCCTTACTGGCAGGGTCAACTAAGTCCCAATCTAAATCTCTCAATACCGCTGCCATAAACTCGTCAGTGACATTGACTGCGTTAAATAGATTGAAGCATTTTCTATTGATGTCACCGCCAGTGGGCACTTTAAAATTAACAAACTCAACAATATCAGGGTGGCTAATATCCAAGTAAGCCGCATAGCTACCTTTCCTTGTCTTGCCCTGTTTATATGCAGTCATCTGACTGTCTACAACTTTCATGAAAGGGATAGGTCCCGGTGCTTTGTCACTGACTCCACGTACATCTGACCAATGACCACCTACACCACCACCCTTCACTGATAGCCATGCAACCTCTGCATTGTGATCTACGAGGGAAGTTAAGTTATCGCCTATGTATGTTAAAAAGCAGGAGATAGGTAAAGCTTTAAAGTATTCACCTACACGTGGGGCATTGCTAAGTACAGGGCTAGCATACATGAACCAACCCTTAGATGTGTAGTCATAGATACGCTGTGCAAATGCTCTGTCATGATTACAGTAAGCTAATGCAGCACGAGCATATGCCTCTTGTGGACTTCTCTCACCTGGGAGCATGTAGTAATCAGTGAGCAGTTGAGTAGCTTGTTCAGACAGCAGCCGATCACGAGAGATATCAATCCGTATACCGTGATAATCAATCAATGATTCTTTCATTCTAAGCCCTCAATGTTAATGATGATATCGTCAGTCTTTGTTGCACCTATGTCATGCATAGCATTGATGAGGGCATCTTTAATCTCATCTTCAAGATACAAGATATCTGTATAAGCTGTAGGCATTTCCTTTTTATCGAAGGACACTACAAAGCTTACATCTGCAAAGACAGTACCATCTTCCAATTCTTCTATGTCATCGAACAATTTAAGTTGTTTCACTTCAATGCCCCCACAGTATCATTGTGCTTTAATGCACCCATCAATTCAATAGTCTTATTCAGATACCACTGTGCCTTTCTAGCATCTTCTAGTGGTCTATTCTTGTGCATCATACGAATGGTGTACTTTAATACATTGCCACGGCAATAGGCAATAGCACCCTCTTTCCCTAGTGTATCCACAATGATATCGATTGTTTCATATTGCCCCATGTTGTAATGAGCAGGACTATTAACCATGTCCATTATGCATTCCCTCTAGTCTTAGTCCATGCATTTAGTTTATACACATTATCTGATGCACCGATCATCTGCTCTACTTCATCAAGCTTGTCTTGATCTAATAGCTCACCACGATCTACGTACTGAATCATTGCCTTCATGACTTGATGATGGAACTCTTCGTCCTCAGTGATCAAACGAAAGCATGTGATAAGCATGTTCGTAAGTTCTTCAATAGCACCTATCGATTCTTCTGTGCCTTTATCTACAGGCATAATAGCAATATTAAGATCTAATGTACCTGTCCATGTACCGTCCTTCTCAAAGTTAGGACTTAGTACCAGTGCTACATCATCATCTGCAATGACATCATTGGGATTCATGTTTTTTATCCTTAAAGACAATCAGTTTATCTGGGAAATAACTCTTAGGTGCTTCATCTGCCCATGCTAAGGGGACATATTTAACTGCATATTGAAACCCATTCTTCTCACACCAAGATGCATAGGTGCTTTTAGACACCTTGCTTAGCTTCCTGTCAGCTCTCTCAAATACAAATCTTACATCAAGCATGGGATGTTGCTGCTTGATAAGTAAATGCTTACGTCTGTCTTGTGCAGTGAACAATCCCTTAGTCTCTACAATGACACCGTTAGGAAGTAGGAAGTCAGGTGTATATTTTCTATACATGAGATCTTCCCACTCAATCTTAATGTGTTCATACTTAGCATGGATACCGTTTTCTTTTAAATGATCATGTACTTTAATCTCTAAGCCACTACGGTATCCATATTTCTTGCCTACAGCCCATGCCTTTCTGGTGTCATGTATTGTCTTTACTTTCATTACTTTCTTTCTTCTTGATAAAGACGTATGAGATTGTTGGGGGATTTTCTGCTCGTGAGACAAGTGACGGTCTTTCCTCAAGCCCTTCCCAACACGCATACCTGTAACTACACCACTGGCATTCTTTATTAAGGACTTTATTCCCTGTCGGTTTGTTGTAGTATGTTTCTTCCTCTGCCTCATAGCATCTTCTAAATACATTCTCCTCAAGTTCTGCTGCGATTGCTTTGATATTCTCCGCACAAGCATCGACATTCAAACCATCGGCAGGTACATATTTAAACTGCCCTGTACCTTTATTGATTACCCACCATCCGCCAGCTTCAATGCCCATAGCTTTAGCGTAACCAGCTAGCTGTGCTAAGTATCCAAATGAATCATTGTCTGCCAGGGTTTGGAATGACTTAAACTTATTCTCAAAGGACCATGGTGAGGCAGATTTAACATCATCTACCTTACCGTCAATGACAATATCAGGTGTGCCATGAATCTTGTACTCACCTAGATCAAGAGTAACTCTACTTCCATCTGAGTATGCCACACCTGCTTGTGTCAATAGTCCCTTGAATACAGCCTCAATGATATCCCCCATCATCATATTCATGACAAAGTTAGTACTGTGAGGGATAGCTTTGTGTGGGGCATTCTTATCAAACCACAGCTGACAGTAAGCTCTGCCTACATTAGACATACGCAATGTAAATGTATTGTCTAACTTGTCAACAAACTGCCTAGTTAAGGCAGCACGTATATCCTCCACAATCTGTTCAATCACTTCAGGGGATAAGGTACTATCCCCATGTCGTATGTTGGAAAGATACTGGTGTACCTTAAGTTCGGCAGGGTGGTTCATGTTAGGCAGCTACGTCCACATCTACAAACTCATCGACAAGATTGTCATCACGCTCTTGCTCCCTCTTAGCCGATCCCTCATTGAACTTCTTAATGATGTAATCATTGTAGTTACTAATCCAATCATTAAAGTTCGTAAAGGTAATCTGATCTTTATCTTCAAGGGGGAGCATGTTACCAAAGTCAACATTAAATACTGGTGTATAGAATTGCTCACCATTAGGAAGTGGGTTAGCTTCTGTACTCAGGTTTACTAAATGCTGAGGTAACAAACGATTCTGCTTAGCAAACAATGCAATCACTGCACCTGCAGATTTAAATGCATCCTTGTTGTCAATCTCCCAAATGAATGGAATGAAGTTATCAAGCATAACGGACTGACCATCTGCAGTGTATGCATCATTGGCTGAGATTTCACCGAAGAGTACACGTACACGCTTGATTGATTTCATCAGTGTCTTGATTTCTGTAGGCAATGCATTGTAATCCTTGATCCAACCTGAAGGCTTACCACAATTAAACCCACCCTGGTTGTCCCTAAGATCTGCATTAAGATCCTTGTCCATCACAGTCTTCACATAGATGTTGGGTTCACCTTTAACGAATCGCTTGTACATGAATCGTTGATTGAACAAACGAATGCTTGGATCTTTAAGGTAGTAATCAGTCTCATTGTGATTAAGGACATACATACCTGCTTCAAGAACTTCTACCTTCTTGATCTTACCCTTAATCTCTTCTTCACCCATCACTGCCTTGTGACCAATCTTTAAACGAGCTAGATTGCTAGCTTGCTTAGGTGATTTCATGTCTACTGACATACCCATAGCATCTGCCATGGCAGCGAAGTTACCGTTGTTTACGAGTGTTAAACTTGTACTCATTTTAATTCCTTAATTTAAAGTGGTTTGTGGAACATCTTTTTGTTCAAGCCAATTATTTCCTATCTTTGCTTCCAATGCAAGTGGTACATTGAAATCTATCGACCATCTCCTATTAATAAGATTGATAAGATTAGCCTGAACTGCGTCGATAACTTGTACTACATACTCTGTTTCATCGGGATGTACATCAATCACAATGGAATCATGTACAGAATTTACCACACAACTTTCATAATGCACAAGTCGTTTATGTATTTCTACTAATGCAAGTGGAACTATATCGGCAGTTGCAAATGCTTGTACAGGATAGTTCTTTATCTGTGTAAAGTTTGTTACAGTGCCATCTCTCTTACGCTGTGTGTTAGGGAATACAAACTCCCTGCCACTGGGCAGTTTAATGAAACCATAGCTAACTACCTGCCTTGCTAATTGCTTGTGCCATGTAGCTACTCCCTGATATTTTTCCATGAAGTGTTCGTAGTACGCCGATTCTGCAGGTGTTCTTCCATATCCTGTGGCTCCGTACAAGGGTGCGAATGTATGAGTTTTAGCTGTTTGTCTAGATGTTGTTTGGCCTGCCTCCGTAATAACCTTTGCTGTGTACGAGTGAACATCAAATCCTTCTTTGACTTCTTTGATTGCTGTTTCATCTTGAGATAAGAATGCTGCAACCCTGAATTCTAGTTGAGCAAAGTCAGCTTCCATAATCTTCCCACCTTCCCAACGTGAAACAAATACACGCTTCACAGGAAATGTATTTCCTCTTGGCATGTTCTGCATGTTGGGATTGGAACCACTGAACCTACCTGTTGCTGTGATATGTTGATTCAATCTCACATGCAACATGCCATCACCTTTTATGAAAGCTGCAATGCCATCTACGAAATTGCTTAGGTAACTGTCCAGGGCTGACAGTCTTCTGAGCTTACTTAAAAACTCAGATGCCTCATGCATTTGCTTTGATACAGCTACCCTTTCGAGTATTTCAAGGCTGTCTTTTGACGTACTAAACCCGTTGGCAGATGCCCACTTTGAATTGGGGGCTGTGAATTTAAGTCCTGCGACATCTTTCGTCTGCTCATAGATAAAGCCTGAGCCATTACATGCATTGCATTTCGTAGCCCTTTTGAATGCGGAACCATCTTTCTTAACCTTATAGATAGACCCTATACCAGAACACTCACTGCACTGTATAGCTTTTGTTTTATACAGGGTAGAGAAGTTCTGTTTCACTGCTGCTTTGAAATCTGTATCGGACATATAAGGTGTGATAGCTGATACCCACCTAGACTTGTCCAATGGTTTCCTACTATAAACTACCCACGATAATTGCTCAGGGCTATTGAGATTGATCGGTGTATCGCCCATAAGCTTATGCACCTGATCATTTAAATACTTCTCAATCTCAGATTTCTCGGTAATGAACTGGTGTCTTACTTGTTCCAGTGCTTCCATGTCTACCTTGAACCCTGCCTGATACATCCTAGCAAGCACTACAGTGACTTCGTTAGTGAGATCGATAGTACCCACTAGCCCTGCATACTCAGGCTGCTGTAGCTTGTTCTGGATGGATTTGTAGACCCATTCAGTAGCACCTAGATCATGGCATAGATATTCTGAGAGTGTTGCATGGGGGATATCTCGTACTGAGATACCACGTTTGAGATAATCTTTGATGACATCCTGTTTCTGGACAGGGGAATTGTGTCTCATTGCCACTGATCCCAAGTCAAGGGGGTTAGTTATACCACGCAACAGGATGTACTCACCTAACATGGTATCGAATACTTTACCTGTGTACTTAAACCCACACTCCCAGAGCCACAGTAGATCGTGAGAGATATTGTGACCTATGAGTAGGGTAGTTTTGTTGAGAGCTTCCTGTACATAATGTCGGTACTTATCTACATTTACCTGCACTTCCGAATGATCGAATGT